GGATTCATGCTAACTTGGGTGCTACAGAAATAATCTATGCAGTGGATCAAGCAACTAAAACAAAACGGGATCAGTTTATTTCTTATCTAGTTAATCTGGCCGGATCTAAAACCTCTGATTCTTCAGTGTATGTAAAAGTGGAGGCCGGAGCATAAATGGCACAATTTAGTGTAAACAGACAAAAACATCTAACACAAGCAACTAGAAATGACATTCATGAGGTTATGATGATCTCTGATCGTTATGGCAACATCATTAACCCTGCTGGTCAAGGTGGATCTGCTACAGCTGGTGCATTTGGTGAATTAATCACATCGGAACTTTCTCCGTTCTTTCAACTTGATGGTTTATATGGAATAGAATCTGAGTTCAGACAAAACCAATCCGGTTCTGGATCTTCTTTGATTGATAGTGATGGTATTATGACAGTATCATCAGGTGGTACTGCTGGATCCTTTGCCACACTCAGATCGAACAGATCAGTTCGTTATAGACCAGGTCAAGGTTCAGTTGCACGATTTACTGCAATGTGGCCAAATGGTCAAGTAAATGGTTATCAACAAGTTGCTGGATTTATCAATCAGAATAACGTTTTGGGTGTAGGATATAACGTAAACAATTCCAAGTTTGCAGTCCTTCGTCGATACAATTCAAATGCTCATGTTGCTAAGTTTGTTATTACTGCTGCAGCAACTGGTAATGAAACAGTTACGTTTACTCTTAATGATGTTGTAATTCCGGTTCCAGTTACTGCAGGAACTATTTCTCATAACTCATCTGAGATAGGTAATTTTCCCATTCCCGGATGGATCGTTGATTACTGTCAAGATACTATTACGATGCTTTATAATGGACCTCCCGGTGTATTACCTGGAACATTCTCGGTTACAAGTGATGGTACCTTTGCAGCTACATATACTGAACTTCAACCTGGTGCGGTTCCTAATGACACTTGGGTATATCAAGATGATTTTAATATTGATCCTCTTAATGGTAGAGGCCCATCAGGTATGATTATTGATACAACCAAACTTAATGTATTTCAAATTGACTTTAGATGGTTAGGTGCAGGACGTATTAGGTTTATGATTGAAGATGGTAATACTGGCCTACTGTTCCCATTCCATGAAATATTATATGCAAACAGTAATACAGTACCACACTTATCGAATCCATCATTGCGTATTGGATATGCAGTAGTAAATGCTGCTCCTGGTCTAGGCACTGGAACTGATGTCCGAGTGAAAGGTGCTTCTATGATGGGAGGTATTGAAGGTCAGATCATTCGTAATAATACAGCAAGATCTGTATCTGCTTCTTCATCAGCATCTAAAGCTTCTGGTTCTGATCACCATGTATTAACCATTAAGAATAATAGAATTAATGAAAATGGTAAACCGAGTGTACTAAATCAACGTGAGATTATTATTCAAACAATTTCTGCTGCAGTTGTTGGTACTGGTACATCATCAGATCCTGTTCAATTAAAGTTATATCTTAATGCTGATACTACTGCGAATTTACAATATACAGGGGTCGGAGATGGAAGTACAGATACATCAGAAACTGTGACTACTATTGTAGCAGGCCAAACAGAAAAGCTGATTGGTTCTTATTCATTCTCACCAGGTTCTGATGTTACACTTGATGTATCAAACCTAAGGATTATTCTAACACCACTTGATAGATTAAGCATGTCAATAAGCTCTACTGGTACTCTAAACGAACACGCAGTCAACATTAACTACGAGATCGAGTAATGAATTTTTCAGAATATATAACAGAATCTAAAAATACACACATGACCCATATCGAGGACAAAGTTCTATATGGCGGGGTCAAAGGAACACGGGATGCTATAATGGCTCTTCGGAGCCTAAGAGATATGTTAAGAGGTGAGCATGACGGTAATGTATCTGTTAAGTGGGATGGTGCTCCTGCTATTTTTGCTGGCACTGATCCACGTGACGGCAAATTCTTTGTCGCCAAAAAGGGAATCTTTAATAAGAATCCTAAGGTCTATAAATCTGACGCTGACGTGGATGCTGATACTAGCGGTGATCTGGCTGTTAAGCTTAAGCTCGCACTAAAGCATTTACCAGAATTAGGAATTAAAGGCATTATCCAGGGTGATTTTTTATATGGGCCAGGGGATATTAAAAGGAAAAAGATTAATGGTGAGGACTATATTACTTTCCACCCTAATACTATCGTCTATGCTATACCTGCTAGCAGCCCTTCTGCTGCAGCGGTCAGATCCGCGAAAATCGGAATCGTATGGCATACCACTTATCGGTCCTCCAATCCAAGTGGAGGTTTTGCCACCTATCGGGCAGACTATGGAGTCGACGTTTCCTCGCTAAAGAAAAGTAAAAACGTTTGGTCGCAGGATGCAATGTTAAGAGATCTAACCAAAGCAACCATGAGTAAAAAGGACACAGATGATGTTAACGCGAATCTTTCCGAAATTGGCAAACTATTTAACCAGATCGCCGGATCAACCCTTAGGGAGCTTGAATCACATGAAGAGCTACCGCGCCTCATTGAGCAATTCAATAATAAGTATGTCAGAAAGGGACAGGTCATTGGAGATTCAGGAAGACACGTATCAATGCTCATTAGGTGGATCAGACTTAGATACGCCAAAGAAATAGCTAAAAGAACAAGCGAAAAGGGTAAAGCAACCCAAAGAGATAAACTAGAAAAAATATTAAGCTTTTTTTCGAACGATAATAAAAAATCACTAGAAAAGATGTTTGATCTACAAAAATTGATCGTTCTTGTGAAATTAAAACTTATAAATAAGCTTAATACTTTACAAAATATTTCAACTTTTGTTAAGAGTAAGAATGGATTTAAAGTAACGGGAGCCGAAGGCTTTGTTGCTATTGACAAATTAGGTGGTGACGCTGTGAAACTTGTTGATCGTATGGAGTTCTCATACAACAACTTTTCACCAGATATATTAAAAGGATGGGACAAACCAACGAGGAACTAAATGGCAAAGGTCAGTTTTAAAGATTTTACCCCTGTAGATAACATGCCAGGCGAAGATGAATTAATCAAACGTCAGGCGAAAAAAAGAAAAATGGATGTTTCCACTTCAGAGGAAACCCAGATAGAGAATTCAGAAATGGATGAAGCGTGGACAGTAGCTCAACGCCGGAAGGCTAAGAGACGGATGCAAAAGTTCCAAGCCCGTATCCAAGTTGGTGCAAAAAAAGCCAAAGCTAAAATTGCTAGTGCTAAGGTTCTAGCTAAGAGAGCCCAAAAAGCTGCTCGTAGAGCAATGGCTAAAAAGCTGACTCAAGGTATTGCTAAGAGAGATCTTACCCCCTCTAGAAAAAAAGAAATAGAAGCCCGTCTAGATAAAATGAAGCCCCGGGTTAACCGGTTGGCTAAAAAGTTGTTACCACAACTAAGACGTGCAGAAATGGGTAAAAAGCGATCTTAATATGTTTAACAGTTTTTCACAGTTTTTAGTAGAAGAGGAAAAGACTGTATTCTTTACGTTCGGGAGGATGAATCCCCCGACGATTGGTCATGGTAAGTTGCTTGATGTTTTATCCCAGAAATCTGGATCCAATCCGTATAGAGTCTTTCTATCCCAATCCCAGGATCAAAATAAGAATCCATTAAAATATCAAGAAAAGATTAAATTTGCTAGGAAGTTATTCCCTAAGCATGCTCGATCCATTATGATGAATAAAAAAGTTAATAATCCTATGGCAGCAGCATCTGCTTTATATGATGAGGGATTTATAAATCTAGTAATGGTAGTCGGATCAGATCGTCTAAACGAGTTTGATATATTACTGAAGAAATATAATGGTAAGAAATCTACTCATGGATTCTATAATTTTAAATCAATTAAAGTAATCTCTGCAGGTGAGAGAGATCCTGATTCAGAAGGTGTTGAAGGTATGTCAGCATCTAAGATGAGAGGTTTTGCAAAGGATAATGACTTTGTATCCTTTTCACAAGGATTACCAAAGGCAGTTTCTAATCCTGATGCCAAAAAAATGTTTAACACTATTCGTAAGGCAATGGGATTAAAAGAGGCTAAACAGTTTAAAAACCACGTACAACTAGAGCCAGTATCCGAACTTAGGGAAGCCTACATTCGAGATAACATATTTGAGAAGGGGGACCAGGTCGTAATGACTAGACACGGGATTGTTGGTAACATCCAACATCTTGGTACGAATTATGTTATTGTGGAATCTAAAGGAGAGACCTGGAGATGTTGGCTGGATGATATTTCTAAGGTTGATCCTAATCAACAAGTAAACTGGGATGTACAGGATATACCTAATGATGATTTTGATGGCGTCATTAGAGAAGCTTTAAACGAAGAAACAACCCCATATGAATGGGGTACTGATGCATCTGCTAAACACGCTAAGAAGATGACCCCAGGTCAGAATGAAAGTCTATGGGCTAACATTTGGGCCAAACGCGCACGTGGCGAGCAGATGAGAAAAAAAGGTGAAAAGGGTGCACCAACACCAGATGCTTTGAGACGGGCAAAGGGTGAAGATGTAAACGAATATGGTGGCCCGCCAATTTCTCGTAAGAAATACCTAAAGCAAAAACCTATGCAGGAAAAGATTCAGGTTCGCCAAGATCCTGATATCGATGACCGTAAAGGTTCACAGCCTGCTACATTCCAAATGGGTATAAAGTCTAAGTCTACCAAGGCGGCACGT